AGTTTTTAGAATCAAATTTTGATTATCAATTGTTTGTAGATGCGGATATGGAGTTTGAACCTGATGTTGTTGGACGAATGATCATAGCACAAAAGGATGCCATTTGTGTGCCTTACAGAAAAAAAACACAAGACAATGTATTAAAATTTTCTGTAGAATTTAATGATCCAACTAACATTCAAATAGATGACAAAGGTATTGTAGAGTTAAAAGCAGGTCCTGCAGGTTTGACATTAATTCACAGAAAAGTTTATGAAAAATTAATTAAAGATAATCCACATCTTAAAATAAAACAAAAAGAAATAATATCTGAAAAAGCTAATTCATATTTTTACAATTTTTGGGATACAACTTTTGATTCAAGTGGAAACTGGTGGGGAGAAGATGTTAATTTTTGTAACTTAATTAAAAAATCAGGTTTTAAATTTTACGGAATCGTAGATGGAAAGACCACGCACCATGGATCATACGGGTGGACAGGAACTTTAGCAGATGGATTTAAAAAATTAAATGGAAAAGATCAATAAAATATATGGCCCTCCAGGAACGGGTAAAACTTATAGATTAATTAAACGTGTAAAAGCATATCAACGTAAAGGTGTGCCTTTGCACAAGATAGGATACTTTGCTTTTACCAGAAAAGCTGCAGAAGAAGCTCGTAAAAGAATTAATGTGCCAGAAAAACAGGTGCCATACTTTCAAACTTTACACGCATTTTGTTATCATCTCATAGGGTTAAAAGAAGAAGATATTATACAACCATATCATTACGAAGATTTGGGTAAAAAATTAAATGTTCGTGTTTCTTTTACAGATAAATACAATGAGGAAGAGACACACTTTTTAACTTGTAACAATCCGTATTTTCAAATGATACAAAGATCTGTTAACAAGGATATTCACATCAAAGAAGAATATAATTTAAACCAACACGATAGAAGAGAAATAGATTATGATACACTAACTCATATTTATAGAAATTTATTATTATACAAAGCTAAAAATAATATTTTAGATTTTAATGATATAATAATGGAGGTATTAAAATCTGATAAAATACCTAAATTTAAAGCTATATTTATTGATGAAGCTCAAGATTTATCACCTCTTCAATGGAAACTTTATGATAAATTAAAAGAACATTGTGATCAAATTTATTTAGCAGGCGATGATGATCAAGCCATATACGCATGGGCAGGTGCTGATGTTAATCGATTTATAAACGAACCTGGAAAAGAAAGAATATTAAGACAATCAAAACGTATATCAATGTCTGTGCAAGCAGAATCAAAAAACCCTCTTATGAAAATAGAAGGAGCCAGAAAGAAAAAATTTTATAAACCTAGACATTACGAAGGTGAATCACATTACATATCAGATCTTCACCAAGTTAATCTTACAAAAGGAAAATGGTTAATTCTTACAAGAACTAAAAGTAATCTATTAGAAATTATGAAAGATTTAAAACGTAAAAATTTTTATTATCAAAGTAACAAAGGTAAAAGTTTTAAAGTAGGAATGTATGAAGCGGCGGCTGCATACTCAAAATGGAAAATGGGAGAGATATTAAATGAGAAAGAAGTTAGTGCAGTTAAAGATTATATACCTAACGGTAAATGGAATGATAAAAAAAATTGGTATGACATATTCTCTGCAGATCCAAAAGAGATTTTATATTTAAGATCGCTAATAGCTTCAGGTGAAAACTTAAAAGAAAAAGCACGTATATGGTTGTCTACAATTCACGCAGCCAAAGGTGGAGAAGAGGACAATGTAATTTTATCATTGCATCAAGGTAATAGAGTTCAACGAGGAATTAGATTAAGTGTTGACAAACAAGATGAAGAGCATAGAGTGTGGTATGTTGGAATCACTCGAGCCCGAAATAATCTATACAAATTAAGAGCAAAAAAGAAATTAAAGGAGTATCAATTATGACAAGCAAAGATATATTCGACGAGGTGTTTCCTCAATACACCCAAGTCGGTGGAAATCATTACACAAAATTTCCTATTCAACCTTACGAGTTTATTTCTAAAAACGACCTATCGTTTTTCCAGGGGAACGTTATAAAATACGTTTGTAGGTATCAGCGTAAAGGAGGAGCAGAAGATATTAAAAAAATAATTCACTATTGTCAGTTAGAATTAAAAAATATGAAGGACAAAAAAAATAAATGATATTACCCCCTACAGAATGGGTTCAACCTACAGAGTATCCTGATTTACGATCTTATGATGAGATTGCAATAGATTTAGAGACAAGAGATCCAGACTTAAAATCAAAAGGATCTGGTGCTGTTATTGGTAATGGTGAGGTAGTAGGTATAGCGGTAGCCACTTACAATGATCAATGGTATTTTCCAATAGCTCATGCAGAGGGGCCAAACTCAAATAGAAAAAAAACATTAGAATGGTTTAAGGATATTTTAGAGTGTCCAGCTACAAAAATATTTCATAATGCTATGTATGATGTTTGTTGGATACGTAGTTTAGGATTAAATATTAACGGTTTAATAGTAGATACAATGATAGCGTGTTCGCTGTTAGATGAAAATAGATTTTCATACACACTTAATACTTTATCATGGCATTTTTTAAGTGAAGGTAAAAATGAAAGAGCATTATATGAAGCAGCCAAAGCAAGAGGGTTAGATCCCAAAGCAGACATGTGGAGATTACCTGCACAAGAAGTTGGAGCATATGCAGAGAAAGACGCTCAACTAACTTTTAAACTTTGGCAACATGTAAAAAAATTATTAGTAGAAAATGATTTAGAAAATATATTTAATCTAGAAACGGATCTTTTTCCTTGTCTTGTGGATATGCGTTTTTTAGGCGTTCGCGTAGACACTCAACGAGCTTACGAATTACGTAAGGAGTTAATAGGACAAGAGCACCTATTATTGCAACAAGTTCAAAAAGAAACAGGAGAAGAAGTTCAAATATGGGCAGCAAGATCGATCGAAAAAGTTTTTCAAAAACTGAACCTATCTTACGAGCGTACTGCGAAATCTGGTGAGCCTTCATTTACAAAAAATTTCCTTTCTAATCACGAGCATCCTATCATACAGAAGATAGCAGAGGCAAGAAAAATTAATAAAGTTAACACAACATTTATAGATACAATTTTAAAACATGAACACAAAGGTAGAATTTATGCAGAGATAAATCAAATAAGATCTGATGATGGTGGAACAATCACTGGACGTTTTTCTTACAACAATCCAAACCTACAACAAATACCAGCAAGAGATAAAGTTTTAGGCCCAATGATAAGAAGTTTATTTATACCTGAAGAAGGTTGTAGATGGGGGTGTTTTGATTACTCGCAACAAGAACCAAGACTTGTTGCACACTATGCATTACGATATGGTTTGCCATCTGTAAATACGATAGCAGATTCATATGACACCGACCCATCAACCGACTTTCACAAAATTGTAGCAGAGATGGCAGAGATACCTCGTTCACAAGCAAAAGTAATTAATTTAGGTCTTTTTTATGGGATGGGTAAAGCTAAACTGCAAGCAGAGTTAGGCGTATCTAAATTTAAAGCAGAGGAATTATTTGATAAATACCACACTAAAGTTCCTTTCGTTAAACAACTTATGAATGAAGTTATGAAAGCAGCGACTAAAAAAGGTCAAATAAAAACTTTATTAGGTAGACGCTGTAGATTTCCTAAGTATGAACCTATATTACGGGGTGCTGACTGGGGTAAATACATACCAGCTGAAGATGAGGAACGCATGAAAGACTTACAAGAGATGGGGCCATATTTAAAAGATGAAGAAGATGAAATAATAAAAGATAAAGATGGTAATCCAAAGAAAAATTATTGGCACAACAATCCTACACGTAGGGCATTTACATACAAAGCGTTAAATAAATTAATACAAGGATCGGCAGCTGACATGACAAAAAAAGCTATGTTAGAATTACACAAAGAGGGTATTACCCCACACATACAGGTCCATGATGAATTAGATATATCAGTCATTAATGATTTAGAAGCTGCTAAAATAAAAGATGTGATGGAAAACGCAGTTGACTTGAAGATACCTAATAAGGTAGATTATGAGTCAGGTCCTAACTGGGGATCTATAAAATGAGGATTTATCATGGCTTATTTAAATGCAAACATACCACCTATCTATGCACAAATAAAAAGAGAGTATTTATATGACTTACAAAAACATCATGGAGAGGTTGAAGACTGTATTGTCTTCGGCATATCAGCTCTTACTGGAAGGAGTATATTATGGCATGCTATTATGGAAAACGGTGCAATATTTTATCGCCTACCTATTAGCGCGTTTATTCAAAAGGGATTTGAACCATCCCGAGTGCCCAAGCGACGACTTGATGAACTTCAGCTCTGGAATTGTTTTAGTTACTATCCTTCTGTTCATTCTTTCGACATACTAGAAGGACAAGCAGGTAAGTACATAGGTAAAGATAAAAAATGGCATCCAGGTAAATATTTATTTACTATTGACTTTGCTCCACAACCAAACAATAGATGTATATGGGACATACCTTCTTTCACTGTGAAAGATAATACACCTGATTGGAAAGTGCAAACGTCTGAATGGAATGTTGAAGATAGTAGAGCATGGCGGACAGAAGACACCGACAAGTTCTTCTATGAAATAGAGGAGAAGAAAAAATGATGGAAAAATGTAAAAGAATTTGTTGTAAAATTTGGGAGATCATTTGCTGGCCTTGGAAAAAGCTAGTAGAATGGTTATGGACAAGATAATTTATGTCTAAAAAACCACTCAACATATCGGAAGAGGCAGCCGTTCAAATGCCTATGAAGACGGTTGCCTCACTGATTGTGATCGTCGCTCTTGGAACAATGGGCTATTTTCAAATTGTAGAACGTTTAAATATTGCTGATACCCGAATACAGTTGATGGAAAAAGACTTGGAAGAAAATACAGAATTTAGAATAAAGTGGCCACGGGGCCAACTTGGATCGCTTCCTGCGGACTCGGAACAATTTATGATGATCGAAGATCTTTATAAAACTACAGAGAAGTTAAGTGCACATATAGAATCAATGGCTTTAAATAAAGTAAATATTGAGTTTTTAAGAAAGCAAATGGATAAAGTTTTAGGTGATATCGAGAGATTAAAAGATCAAAACAGAGAGTTTAAATATACAAATGGCAGCCAAAACTAAAAATAAATTAACAAGATTTGAATGGGTAAAAAAGAATATAGTCATTGTGCCTGTAGTTGCTGCAATACTAGCTGGAACATTTACATCCATTAGATATGTATTAAATCTAACAGATACAATTGAAGAAAACAAACAAACCATAATTAATTTACAAAGAGACATAGAAGTAACAAAAGATAAACTTACAGATGTTTCTACAAGACTATCAGCTGCAGAAGCGACATGGGAAATGGCAGAAAATTTATATAGACAATTAGCAGATCAGGTAAGAGAACATGAATACGATATTAAAGATCTTTCTCGTTAGTATTTTGTTTTGCACAGCAGCATATGCAAAGAACGAGTATTTAAATACTTATCCAAATAATTGTGATGAGGGTAGTTGGGAAACATACACAGAAGTTAGACAACATGAATATAAGACTGGCACGAATGATGAAAGTCAAAGTCAGGTGTTAGGTTTTAGATGGAGAAAATCTATTGGTAGTGCATGTAGTGAAGAGTTTAGAAAAGAACAGCAGAATCAATTAAAAATAAAAAGACAATTAGAACTTGTTAAGGAATGCAAAAGAGTGCCTAGAATAAAACCTGTCCCTCCTGAGTTTGCTGAGCTAATTAATATGTGTATGAAATTAGGTGTTGTATCTTCTGCCTCTTTTAATGAAAGAGACTTTGATCCTAAAATTAGTTATTGGACAGAATTAAAAGAACAGTATATGAAAGATAATCCTAATGTTATTACATTAGATAATTATAAGGGAAAAAAATGATTGCTGAATGTGTAGCTTTGTTAATGTTTGTAAATGGAGAAATTAAAGAGGCTCGTTTGCAACCTACCATGTCTAAATGTTTGCGTGGTAAAATTACGGCTGAAAGACAATATTCTGAAAGCGTATCCTACAAATGCTATAAGGGTTCGGCAGAATTAGAGGATAACATTGATGGCTCAAAATCCATTAAAAAACTTATTATATCTCAATAAATTTGCTAAAATGTTAAGAGACGCAAGATTTTATCAGCGTAGAAAAAATAGTAAAAAAGTTTATAATAGAAAAAAAATAAAAAATGAATCTCACACGTAACTTCAGCTTATTAGAGCTTACTAAAAGCGACACTGCTATCAGGAAGGGCATTGATAATAATCCTAATGCTGATCAGATAGAAAAATTAAAATTATTATGTGAGAATATTCTCCAGCCGGTACGTGACCATTTCGGCAGGGTCAAGGTGACTAGCGGTTTTCGTAGCGTAGCATTATGTATGGCTATCGGTAGCTCTGCAAATTCACAGCACGCCA